ATCTGCTGTGTTAGCCGCATATATTGATCAAAGTTTAAGTACAAATACTTTCTATAACCCTGCCAACTACGGTGGTAAGGTTCCGGGAACACTGATTGCCAAAAACTTAATGCTGGCCTACAAGTGGGGGTTGAAGACCATGTATTACAGTTTAATAAACAAAGTTGGATCTAAATCAGAAATAACTGGTACTAATCAATCTATCCAAATGGCTTTACCATCAGCTGATAATGATGCTATGCTAGATGATGAAGACTGTTTGGCCTGTAAACTATAAGAAGAAAAATGTCAAAAGCACAATACGATATATCAAAACAAACTAACTACCTTAAACGTAAGATGTTCCTGGATCCCGAAGGTCCTGTAACAGTACAACGTTTTGAGGAAGTTAAATATCCCAAGATTGCCAAATATGAAGAGACAGCTCGTGGATTTTTTTGGGTTCCAGAAGAAATCAGTCTTACCAAAGATAAGATGGATCACAAAGATGCATCGGATGCTGTTAAGCATATCTTTACCAGCAACCTGCTACGCCAGACAGCGTTAGATTCAATACAAGGTCGTGCTCCTATACAAGTTTTTAGTCCTGTTATCTCAATTCCAGAGCTAGAAGCATTAGTGACTAACTGGAGTTTCTTCGAAACAAACATTCACAGTAAATCATATAGTCATATCATTCGAAATGTATACGGAGTACCGAAAGACGAATTTAATAAAATACACGATACTAAAGAGATCGTAGATATGGCCGCTAACATAGGCAAGTATTACGAACAACTACACGAGCTCAACTGCTTCAAAGAAATCAATCCAGGATCTGTGACAGAGAAGAGTCATATCAAGGCAATTTGGTTAGCATTGAATGCCAGCTATGCTTTGGAAGCATTCCGCTTCATGGTTAGCTTTGCTACAAGTTTGGCAATGGTAGAGAATAAAATCTATATTGGTAATGGAAATATTATATCATTGATACTACAAGATGAAATACTACATGCAGATTGGACAGCTTGGTTGATAAACAATGTTGTCAAAGATGACGAGCGTTTCGTAGAAGCCAAAGCAGAATGCGAAGCTGAAGTATATCAAATGTACATGGATGTTATAGAAGAAGAAAAAGCCTGGGCGGAATATCTGTTCAAACTAGGCCCTGTTATTGGACTTAATGAAATTATCTTAAAAGACTTCGTAGACTATACAGCATTTACTCGATTGAAAGAAATTGGAATTAAGTATCTAGGAGAACATCCAAAATCAAGCCCTATTCCTTGGTTTAACCGCCATGTGAATATTAATAAAAAACAAAGTGCTCTACAGGAAACCGAATCAACTAATTATGTTGTGGGTGTTATGAGTGACGATGTAGAGCACGACGAATTACCAGAACTATAAAGGAAAATAATATGAAGGCTATCGTATGGAGTCGGAATCAGTGCCCCTATTGTGATCAGGCAAAAAATCTGTTAAAATTAAAAGGTATAGAATTTGAAGAAAGAAATGTCAGTACAGATTGGACAAAAGAACAATTATTAGAAGCTGTTCCAAATGCACGTACAGTTCCACAGATATTTTTAGATGAGGAACTTGTTGGTGGATTTACAGAGCTTAAGGCTAGACTAAATGGATAATATTGAATTTGAAAAACTTAAATCAGCATTAAAAAAATTAGATTCAACTGGTCAAAAAAAAGAAGAAGTTGTAGAGGATAGGTATGACGGCTTAAATTATAGTATTAATGCAGGGTCAGGGGTAAGTACAGGACTATATTCAACATATCCAAGTAATGTTACTATAAATTCACACCAGTATACTATTCCAACATTAACTACTTCATTAAATTCTAATTTGCAGTTTAGTGGTGCTGGCCCATCGTGGTCAAATACGATTCCCTCTTCTACGTTAGAAATAGAAGGTAAAGATGCTGACATTAAAATTAATGGTCGTAGTCTTTGCGATTTTATGGATAAAATTGAACAAAGGATGTCTATATTAGTGCCAGATCCAGCCAAATTAGAGCATTTTGAGGCACTAAAAAGGGCCTATGAGCATTATAAAACATTAGAAGCATTATGTGAATTGCCTAACCCAGAAGAAAACCAATAAGGAAAAGTATGTTGATCAACAAAGGATTTACCACAGGAGATGTGGTTAGTATTAAATTAATTAACGGTGACGAAATTATATCACGATTTGAGTCAGAGGATGTTGATACAATAAGTATCAGCAGACCGTTAGCACTTACTATGAGTGGGCAAGGACTAGGAATGATTCCTTGGGTATTTCTAGGTGAGGATGGCAAAGTTACGTTATCTAAGAAAAATACCTTTTTCATAGTAGCATCTAAAAAAGAAGCCAGCAAGCAATACCTAGAAGGAACTACAGGTATTAGCCTGGTTAAATAATAGTATAATATTTAGGAGACTTATATGGGAGTTCAAATTACTACCCCAATGGGGGCAACCGGAGGTGCTGGTGTTTTTACAGCAGTTGATAATGGCGTAGAATTAACATCAATCGCCACAGCCATAAACGCTTTTGCGGCTCAAAGTGCTACCCAGTCAACAGCATTAATAACTGAAATTGAACGATTACGGCTCACAATAGCGGCATTACAATCTAGTGTAAGTAGAGCGGCTGATAACTCTGGGTCAATTGCCAAAGCTGTTGATAATATTAATTCTGCAGTGGGTAGTGTATCAGTAGCGGTACATGATGCTACTACTACTCAACAAACTCTAGCGGCTAATCTGATTAAAACTAATAATTTTAATACAGAAGTTACTAAAGCAACTTTGATTAAAACTGGACAGTCAGATACATTGGCCACAGTTGAAGCTAAAAATAATGATATAGCTGAACAGGTTAAAACTGCGGTCAAGGATGGATTTATTATACATACTGAAGTTAAAGCGGCCGGATTTATAACTCGAAAAATAGAAGATGCTATTTTAGGAATACAAAATTGGGTTAGTGGAACTGAGATTTTTCAAACTGTTAGTAAATGGCTTTCAAACCAAAAAGATACACTTTTATCTTTTGTTAATTTGGGTAGCCCAGCAAAAATCAAAGAGGATCTTGCCGCTACATCAGGCACTCCTGGAACTCCTGCTATATAATTATGACTAACGTTGCTAGAGTAGGTGTTGATCTTGCTGGACCCGATCTTATAGTTGCTGATCCGGGACTGACTGTATTTGTGGAAAATCGTGTTGCGGCAAAAGTAGGGTCAATTACCAATACTGGTGATGTTATTGTAACTCCTATTGTGTCTACTGTGTTTGCCAATGGAAGACCGTTAGCAACTGTGGGAGCTGTTACCGCTAGAGGAAAAACTGTAATCAGTGGAGCCAGTACTGTAACTGCCGGACTGCCTTAGGTTGACTTTTTACTATCATACCTATACAATAAATAATTGCAAGCTCTTGTAGGGGTAAACTGACGTAGTCAGTTGATGTAGTGAAAGGCTACTTGGTACGACGGAAGCCATAAACGCCCTAGAGGGTCCGTCATTTTTAATAGATCAAATCGAAGGATATTTATGAAAGTATTATTATTAACATCATTATTAGTAACAAGTCTAGTGCAGGCCAATGATTGGGGATTTGACCACGACAATTGGATAAGCCGATCTGGTCCTGTGGTTAACTCCACTGGCCTGTGCTGGAGAAACAATGCCTGGACTCCAGCTACTGCGGCTCCCGAGTGTGATGGGGCGCTTAAACCTAAGGCAAAGCCTGCACCCGTTACTGCCGCACCAGCAACCCCTGTACAACCTCCTGCAAAAAATATAATACAGATGGCTAAAATAACATATGACGCAAAATCATTATTTGATTTTGATCGATCTGCGGTCAAGCCCGAAGGGCAATTAGTATTAAATCAGTTAGTAGCAAAACTACGAACAGTCACAGTTGAAGTGGTCATCGTAGTTGGACATACTGACAGCGTTGGAACAAATACTTATAACTTAAATTTAGGTATGCGTCGTGCAGAAGCAGTCAAGCGATACCTGGCAAGTCAAGGTGTAGAAGCGGCTCGTGTATATACTGACAGCAAAGGTGAAAGTCAACCAGTTGCATCAAATAACACAGCACAAGGTCGTAGCGAAAATCGTAGAGTAGTAGTTGAAGTATACGGTTCTAGCAAGTAAAGAAATAGTCTCCTCCCAGATAAATACTTTTCCAAGGAGGGGCAATCTATGAAACAGAAAAAACTTTTAGTTAAACTGTACAGGGCTTGCGTCGACCATGATACAGAAACAGTTTCCGAACTACGTAAAAAAGAGTTCGCTAAGATACTGAAACATAAGGCCGAAGGTAAACCATTTACAGCTAAGTGGGTACTAGTAAGGATTTAACACACAGTCAGGGCTACCGAAGTAGCCCTTCTATTTAGGTCTCTGAGCCGACGAAGTTCTCGCATTTCGTCGGATTTTTCTTTGCCGTAGATTTCATCCCAAGTCTTGCCTTTACGAGCGGCTCCAATCTTTAAGGCACCCTTCATTCCGTTTAATTTAGATTTAGCGGCATGTTCTGGAGATTTCTTTTTTCCCTTTAGGGAATCGGATCGCTGTTTTCTTAGTTCAGTAGCCTTTTCTAATCCGTAGATTTCTTCGTAGGTTCTGCCTTTTGAGTTAGCAACACTAGCGGCACATGCCTTCGCCATTATTTCTGGACGCTTCTTTCCATACATCCCGTTGAGTTCTCCTGGACGAGATTTTTTACGACGAGTTTCCTCAGAGTCGTTACTAGTGCCCTCCCCGCCATCTGTTCTATTATGTAGTATGCCTGTTGCTAAATCTTTTCGTCCGTACCAACGGATATATCTGCGTTCTAACGCAACTGCTCCAATTTCGGATAAACATTGCTCCATAATGATTACACGGTCTAGATCCTTAGGAGTATGGACTCCTTTATTATTGACTCTGTGATTCATCCATGCTCTGTATTGTTGTCCCTTACCTATGTAGTAAGGTGTGCCGTCTTTTCTCAAATAGGCATATACATAAAATCCATTCACTGTAATATTATTGTAACGGACTGCCTTATAAATACTCATGCTGACTGCTCCTCTAAGCGTTTAGGGTAGTTGGATATTTTCAGTATCGCGAACTACAACTTTATTTATGTCAAAATATCCAAAAAAATATAGAACGATAGCAATTAGCGATGTACACTTAGGTACGAGGGATAGCCAAGCTAACAAACTCAACAACTTTCTCAAACACAATACATGTGAAACACTTTATCTTGTAGGAGATATATTAGATGTGTGGCGTATACAACAAAACAAGTGGCGTTGGAAGCAAAGTCATACTAACGTTGTAAGACGTATACTTGGACACGCTAAACGTGGTACACGAGTAATCTATGTAGCAGGTAATCACGATGAATTCTTAAGACCACTCATGCCATATGGTATTAACTTTGGCAACATTGAAATTGTAAATCAAATAGAACACATAGGTGTCGATGGTAAGCACTATCTTATCACACACGGTGATTTATTTGATGGCATTACTAGACTAGCACCGTGGTTGGCATTCTTAGGTGACAAAGCATACGACTTTATCTTATCAGCTAACAGCAAATTTAATTGGCTACGCCATCGTATGGGCTTTGGGTATTGGAGTCTAAGTAAATATCTCAAATCTCGTGTTAAGAAAGCAGTAGACTTTGTATTCCAGTTTGAAAAGAATCTTGTAGCCTACTGTAAAAAACGTGGGTATGATGGTGTAATATGCGGACACATACATCATGCCGAAATTAAAGAAATAGACGGAGTAGTATATATGAATGACGGCGACTGGGTTGAAAGTTGTACCGCACTTGTGGAACATCATGACGGTCGCTGGGAAATAATAACTTGGACCAAGGAGAGCGATGATGTGGTTATTGATAATACTAGCGATACACGTAAACGATCCCAGAGACAATCCGGGTCGAGTGACCCTAACATTTCTCACACAAACTGAGTGTGAGCGAGCACGTTCAACAATGACCAGTTGGTTAAAATTTGAAAGTTTTAAGGTAGTAAGCGAATGCAAAAAACAATCTTAATCGTTACAGATAACCTAAAGGACCAAATTAATGGTGTTGTTACGACCTACAAAAATATTGAGGCTTGTGCGCTTCTGGATGGTTATCGCGTTGTTTACATTACTCCCGGGGACTTCCGCTATGTTGATTGTCCTGGCTACAACGAAGTCAAGATTGCCTATCCGAGGGCGATGGGCAAGAAGATTGAGGCGCTCAGTCCGGATTATATCCATATTGCCACAGAGGGTACTATTGGTCTGTCTGCTAGAAAATATCTTTCAAAACATAATCTTCGGTACAATACTGCTTATCATACTAAGTTCCCTGAAGGACTTAGAGCCCTATTTGGTATCCCTGAAGTCGTTACTTGGCCTTTAGTGCGTTGGTTTCATAAGCACAGCGGTAAAGTGTTAACTACCACCGATACAATGGTTAAGGAGTTACAGGCACACGGGTTTGATAGTGAACTTGTATCGTGGACCCGGGGAATTGATCGTACAATTTTTAATCCCAAAAGCCGTGATAGAGAAGATGATTCAATAGTACTGTTGTGTGTTAGCCGTGTCAGTAAGGAAAAGAATCTAGATGAATTTTGTAAATTAGATTATTTCGGCAGTCGTAAAATAATGGTCGGCGATGGCCCGGATCGAGCCCGACTAGAAAAACTATACCCAGACGTGGAGTTTGTAGGATTTAAGACCGGTCTAGAATTAGCACAGTACTATGCTAATGCTGATGTATTTGTATTCCCAAGTCGCTGGGAAACATTTGGTATTGTAATGATTGAAGCAATGGCCTGTGGTACTCCTGTAGCGGCATATCCTTGCCAGGGTCCTGCAGATGTTGTTGACCAGGGCGTAACTGGATTTTTAGAAGAAGATCTTGTTACCGCGGTTTATCGTTGTACCGGACTTAACAGAGACACTGTATTAGCAGGAAGTCAAAGATGGTCATGGCAACGTGCTTGGGAAATATTCCGAGATAATTTGATTAATAAAGATTAATTTGTAATCTTAGAGTAATCATGCACTCCGTAAATAATAAGGTACCATGGTGGTACACACTCATAAAACCTTAAGGAGCAATTCATGAGATTAGAAGATTTAGCCGCAAGATTAGTATCTGTTGAAGCCAAACTAGCAACACTAACTGGCACTTCAGTTAAAACAGACAATGCCACAAGTATTGATGAACTAGATTCCAGACTTTCCGTAGTCGAATCACAAGTTGACTATTTAATCGCTGGAAAAACACAAGAGCATATTGATGCTATTATTTCTGCACCGGCAGGCGATGCACCAGTAGAAGTTGAAGACGTAGTTGCATTTTCTCCAAGTGCTAACCACGCAGAAGCAGCCGACATTGTTTCTGATGTTGTTACAGCACAGTTCGACGCAGAGCCAGTTGAGCACTTTGAAGTTGCTGAGATTGTTGCTGCCGCAGTTGCCGCGGTTGTTACAGCTGATCCAGAAGTTGTTATTGATCCAGTTGCAATTACAGAAGCTATTGTTGCCGCAGTTGCTGATATGCCAGCTCCATCTCCAGAATTAGCTCAACAGGCTGCTGACGCAGTTGCTGAAATTATTGCTACAGTTACTGGTGAAGAAGTTTCTCCTGAAGTACAACAACAAGTTGCTGAAGCAGTTGCATTACCAGCTGATCCAGAATTAGACGATATTGAAGCACGTTTGAATATTGCTGAAGCAAAGGTTGACAGCCTATTGGGGAAGTAATAAACAAAATCCAAGCTTGGGTTGGATTTTTATTCAAATCGGATACAAGATAAAGTATCGCTGGAATTCGTAACCAGCACAAAAGAGCTTTCGAGCTCTTTTTTATTGACAAACGCTCTAAATAAATATATACTGTAGTTTATTGTTGTATGAAGTAAAGAGAAAGTTTGGTAAGACCCCGGGGCGGTGCCGGGCAGGTCCACCATAAACATATTGATCACTGGGTCTTGCAATCCGCCTAGATTCCTCATTAGTATGTTTATGATGGGCCTGACATAGCGATCGATTGCCAGGTAAGTAACTGAACAGACAACACAGTAGGCGATGACTGTAAATCAAGCGAAAACTATAAATGCTAACGCATCTAATGATGAGGTGTACGCCTTAGCGGCATAATCCTCACGGGGTAGTTATACCTTGTAACCAAAAATAGCAGGACCCGCTTCGGCGGGTTTCTTTTTAATCATTTTGTAATATTTGTAATCTTAAATACATCTGTAATATTAACCCACAGGAGATTACATGAAATTAATTATTGCCGTTTTATCCGCATTACTAGCTATGTCAGCACATTCAGCTGAAATCACAGGCGCTGGCGCAACATTCCCTTATCCAATCTATGCCAAGTGGGCAGAAGGATACAAAAAAGCGACTGGAAATAGTTTGAACTATCAGAGTATTGGTAGTAGTGGTGGTGTGCGACAAATTAATGCTAAAACCGTGGACTTTGGTGCTACTGATGCTCCAGTATCGGGCGAGAACTTGGACAAGAATGGTCAAGTGCAGTTTCCAGCAATCATTGGTGGCACTGTGCCTGTGGTAAATCTTGAAGGATTCAAGCCAGGCGAACTCCGTATCACTGGTGCAGTTATGGCTGACGTATTCCTGGGCAACATAGTCAAATGGAATGATCCAAAATTAGTAGCCTTGAATCCAGGTAAGCGTTTGCCAGATCAAACTATCACTATTGTACATCGTGCTGACGGCTCTGGAACCACATTCAACTGGACAGATTATTTGAGCACAGTCAGTGCCGAGTGGTTGAACAAGGTAGGTCGTGGTCCAGCTGTAAAATGGCCAGCTGAAACCAGCGTGGGTGGCAAAGGCAACGAAGGTGTTGCAGCCAATGTAAACAGAATCAAAGGCTCAATTGGCTATGTGGAATATGCTTACGTTAAAAAGAACAACATGACCTTTTTGCAACTGCAAAACAAGAGTGGCAAATATGTTAGTCCAGATGATTTAACCTTTGCCGCTGCCGCAGACGGGGCTGATTGGTTTAGTGTTCCGGGTATGGGACTCAGCATCGTGGATCAACGAAATCCCAATGCTTGGCCAGTGAGTTCAGCCAGTTTTATCATCATGTATCGAGAGCCAGCTAAGAAAGCCAACAGCGACGAAGTGTTAAAGTTCTTTGATTGGGCATTCCGGAATGGCAAGAAAGATGCAGAAGATTTGGATTATGTGCCATTACCTGACAGTTTGACCAAGGCCATACGTGAACGTGTTTGGACACAGATAAAGTAAAAGTAGTCAACTAAAACCGGGGTCAAGGCGTTATATATGTATGAAGATCGTAATTGCCATCATTGCCGCTTTTGTCGTTACCTCAGCAGGTGCTAACTCTTTACCTTTAGCACCTGTTAAGGCCAAACCCGTTAAAGTTTCTGTTAAACCAAAAGGCAAACCACATCTACATCTATCAAGAGTTCTAAAGCCCTTGGCCAAGATGGAAGTAGATGAAGATGACGACTACTGGGATGAGCCGATCGTCAGTCATGTAAGTTATCGTAGGCCCGAGTTGATCAGCAACGATGAACTGCCATTAAGCGACTATGTCAATCTACGATTGGCCAATGCTCGCCGTCTTGCTATGGAACGATACCACCAAGTCTGGGGATAGTGTAAATTTTTTACCAAAAATTGATCATTATTAGCCGGTTTTTGTTGACTTTACTTCCTAATAGTATATATAATATAGCGTGCCTCTATGATTTTGTAGAAGCATCATAACAAAAGGAAATTAAAACTATGAAGAAATTATTAACCGCATTATTAATCCTAGCAGGCGTAAGTCTAGCACAGGCTCAGGTTACAACAAACCTAGGCGTAACTAGTGACTATCGCTTCCGTGGTATTAGCCAAACTCAAAATGCACCTGCATTACAGGGTGGTATTGACTATGCTAATAAAAGTGGCGTTTATATTGGTAACTGGAATTCATCAGTTAGCTCACAAATGTACACAAACGGTTCTGGATTAGAAAGCGACTTGTACGCTGGCTATAAAAAGCAAGTTATGGGAGTAACATTAGATGTTGGCTCTTACAACTATCTTTATCCACGTGCATCTTCAGGAAATACCAAATTCGATACTAATGAAGTTTATATTGGTGCCGCTAAAGGTCCTGTAGCAGTAAAAGCAAGTCAATCATTAGGTAACTACTTTGGCACTGCTAACAGTCAAGGTACACGTTATTATCAAGCTGATGTAACTTATCCAATTACTGGATCAAAGTTCAGTTTGTTGGGACACGCTGGTCGTACTAATGTTGCTAACAGCACAACTTTAGACTATAGTGATTATAACTTTGGAGTTGGCTACAATCTATCAGGTTGGGATTTTGCCGCCAAATATTATACAAACACTGGTTTGTCGACAACGTTGAAAACTGCAAATACAATCAATAGCCAACAATTGTATAAGAATTCTGCAGTATTATCTGTAAGCAGAACATTCTAATTTACTTTAGTATATGTTCAAGGGTCCGTTGGGCCCTTTTTTTATCATTGAATAAATCTATTAACATTATTAAAAAATATATTATAAAAATCTATTAAAACCGCAGATTTAATGTGTAAATACTATTACAATAGATGTACAATTAAACACACACATAAAGGAGAAAAGATGTCTATTACAATTAAGAATTTAGAAAGTGCGTTAGCCGGTGAGAGTCAAGCTCATATCAAATACAGGTATTTTGCAAAGATCGCCCGTGAAGAAGGATTTGAGGATATCGCACGTCACTTTGACCACACCGCAGATCAAGAACTCAAACATGCTTGGGGACATTTAGAACTGCTGATTGGAAAACCAACTACAGCTGAATGTTTACAAAAAGCCATCGATGGTGAGACTTATGAGTTTACTACGATGTATCCAGAATTTGAAAAGAATGCTCTTCGTGAAGGAAATTATGAAGTTGAGCAAGAAATGCAAAATCAAATAGAAGAATCAAAAGAACACGCAGAACAGTTTATTGCTGTTTTACGCAAGGCCGAAAAAAGATTTGCCGCATTGAAGAAAGTGGAAGAACGCCACGCTAAAGCCTATGAAATGAAATTAGAAGAATTATTACAAGTGGAGGCAAGATAATGGAAAAATCATACATATGTGTAGTATGTGGTCACGAGCATGATGAAGCAGTAGAAGGTAAATGGGAAGATCTTCCAGAAGATTTTCTCTGCCCAGAATGCGGAGTTGGCAAAGACGAATACTACGTTTTATAATAACAGCACCCCGCGGGTCAAGTCATAGACAGTCCAACCCGCGGGGTTTCTTTTTGGTAAAATTCCTGGTTGCATATATTTTGGTTGTACCATATAATAGTAATACTTACACACATAGGAGAAGTAAAATGTCAGCAGAAGCAACCATAACAGCATTAGGCCAGTACTGTGAAAAGAATTCTGGTAACTTTCAAGCTTGGACCGGTAAGAATGGTACATATCATTGGAATCGTGGTAAAACAGCAGGTGATGGTACAGTTAACGGAGTAGTCCGTAAATTAGCAGGTATTGATGCCTCGGGTACACAAATTTGGGTAGTAGCTGGTAGTATTAAAATCAGCTCAACCGGTGAGATTTTACGTTTTACTGGACTAGCCAAAAAAGAACAAAAAGTAATTCAACAGGTTATCACTCCAATTTTAATGCCAGAAACTGTAGAGGCCTAAAATGATGTTAGATTGTTTAATCATAGGTGATAGTATTGC